TCATTACAAATACCAGGATTTAGCCTCGCATTCGCGGGGCTTTTTATATCTGAATTTCACAGCGCATCTCACGCGCACCGACGGGGAATTCCTTCTGCGTGAGTGTGCGGGAATAATCAAAAACGATGCACACCGGGTTATTAACGCGTCAACTGAACGCGGGGTTGCTCTTCATGTCAGCCAGTCCGGTGCAGGGGTAGAAGAAACCGGACGTTATGGTTTAGTGTGGAAACATTTGTGATGTGCTCTGTATGTTTTCAGTAAAGAGTAATGAATTATCAAAGGTATAGTAATATCTTTTTTGTTCGTGGATATTTGTAACCCACCGAAAAACTCCTGCTTTAGCAAGGTTTCTTCTGTATTCCTGAAATGTGATCTCTCTGGATTTCAGCTTATTAGAGGTCGTTTCTATAAGATGCCTATCCTTTGAAAATTTGACAGACACAATGTTTTTTAGGCCCTTTAATAACACTGTATTATCATTTTTTAATACAATATGAACATTCTCTGTGGCTAAATAGTAAATGTAATGTGAGACATTGTGACGTTTTAGCTCAGAATAAAACCATTGATAGTTTAAATCGTTTCGAACTTTATCAAATATTTGTTTAAAAATGACTACCTGATCCATAGATAAACCTTCCATGTGATATGAGGGGGCGTAGTCTGCACGATTATCTAAATTGCTTCAATCTGGTCTGATCTGTTTTCTGAGCAATTCAGTAATGTCACTCTTTTCTTTGTTTGCTTCAGGAGAAACTCTTTTTTCTGAGCACAGTCTCCGGCGGCAGGCTTCAATGACCCAGGCTGAGAAATTCCCGGACCCTTTTTGATCAAGAGCGATGTTAATTTGTTCAATCATTTGGTTAGGAAAGCGGATGTTGCGGGTTGTTGTTCTGCGGGTTCTGTTCTTCGTTGACATGAGGTTGTCCCGTATTCAGTGTCGCTGATTTGTATTGTCTGAAGTTGTTTTTACGTTAAGTTGATGCAGATCAATTAATATGATACCTGCGTCATAATTGATTATTTGACGTGGTTTGATGACGTAGATGCACGTTGTGACATGCAGATGATAATTATTATCATTTTGCGGGTCCTTTCCGGCGATCCGACAGGTTACGGGGCGGCGACCTCTCGGGTTTTCGCTATTTATGAAAATTTTCCGGTTTAAGGCGTTTCCGTTCTTCTTCGTCGTAACTTAATGTTTTTATTTAAAACACCCTCTGAAAAGAAAGGAAACGACAGGTGCTGAAAACGGGCTTTTTGGCCTCTGTCGTTTCCTTTCTCTGTTTTTGTCCGTGGAATGAACAATGGAAGTCAACAAAAAGCAGCTGGCTGACATTTTCGGCGCGAGTATCCGTACCATTCAGAACTGGCAGGAGCAGGGAATGCCCGTTCTGCGGGGTGGTGGGAAGGGTAATGAGGTGCTTTATGATTCTGCCGCCGTCATAAAATGGTATGCCGAAAGGGATGCTGAAATTGAGAACGAAAAGCTGCGCCGGGAAGTTGAAGAACTGCGGCAGGCCAGCGAGACAGATCTCCAGCCAGGGACTATTGAGTACGAACGCCATCGACTTACGCGTGCGCAGGCCGACGCACAGGAGCTGAAAAATGCCAGAGACTCCGCTGAAGTGGTGGAAACCGCATTCTGTACTTTCGTGCTGTCGCGGATCGCAGGTGAAATTGCCAGTATTCTCGACGGGATCCCCCTGTCGGTGCAGCGGCGTTTTCCGGAACTGGAAAACCGACATGTTGATTTCCTGAAACGGGATATCATCAAAGCCATGAACAAAGCAGCCGCGCTGGATGAACTGATACCGGGGTTGCTGAGTGAATATATCGAACAGTCAGGTTAACAGGCTGCGGCATTTTGTCCGCGCCGGGCTTCGCTCACTGTTCAGGCCGGAGCCACAGACCGCCGTTGAATGGGCGGATGCCAATTACTATCTCCCGAAAGAATCCGCATACCAGGAAGGGCGCTGGGAAACACTGCCCTTTCAGCGGGCCATCATGAATGCGATGGGCAGCGACTACATCCGCGAGGTGAATGTGGTGAAGTCTGCCCGTGTTGGTTATTCCAAAATGCTGCTGGGTGTTTATGCCTACTTTATAGAGCATAAGCAGCGCAACACCCTTATCTGGTTGCCGACGGATGGTGATGCCGAGAACTTTATGAAAACCCACGTTGAGCCGACCATCCGCGATATTCCGTCGCTGCTGGCGCTGGCTCCGTGGTATGGCAAAAAGCACCGGGATAACACGCTCACTATGAAGCGTTTTTCCAATGGTCGTGGCTTCTGGTGCCTGGGCGGTAAAGCGGCAAAAAACTACCGTGAAAAGTCAGTGGATGTGGCGGGTTATGATGAACTTGCTGCCTTTGATGAGGATATTGAACAGGAAGGCTCTCCGACGTTCCTTGGCGACAAACGTATTGAAGGCTCGGTCTGGCCAAAGTCCATCCGTGGCTCCACGCCCAAAGTGAGAGGCACCTGTCAGATTGAGCGTGCAGCCAGTGAATCCCCGCATTTTATGCGTTTTCATGTTGCCTGCCCGCATTGCGGGGAGGAGCAGTATCTTAAATTTGGCGACAAAGAGACGCCGTTTGGCCTCAAATGGACGCCGGATGACCCCTCCAGCGTGTTTTATCTCTGCGAGCATAATGCCTGCCTCATCCGCCAGCAGGAGCTGGACTTTACTGATGCCCGTTATATCTGCGAAAAGACCGGGATCTGGACCCGTGATGGCATTCTCTGGTTTTCGTCATCCGGTGAAGAGATTGAGCCACCTGACAGTGTGACCTTTCACATCTGGACGGCGTACAGCCCGTTCACCACCTGGGTGCAGATTGTCAAAGACTGGATGAAAACGAAAGGGGATACGGGAAAACGTAAAACCTTCGTGAACACCACGCTCGGTGAGACATGGGAAGCGAAAATCGGTGAACGTCCGGATGCTGAAGTGATGGCAGAGCGGAAAGAGCATTATTCAGCGCCCGTTCCTGACCGTGTGGCTTACCTGACCGCCGGTATCGACTCCCAGCTGGACCGCTACGAAATGCGCGTATGGGGATGGGGGCCGGGTGAGGAAAGCTGGCTGATTGACCGGCAGATTATTATGGGCCGCCACGACGATGAACAGACGCTGCTGCGTGTGGATGAGGCCATCAATAAAACCTATACCCGCCGGAATGGTGCAGAAATGTCGATATCCCGTATCTGCTGGGATACTGGCGGGATTGACCCGACCATTGTGTATGAACGCTCGAAAAAACATGGGCTGTTCCGGGTGATCCCCATTAAAGGGGCATCCGTCTACGGAAAGCCGGTGGCCAGCATGCCACGTAAGCGAAACAAAAACGGGGTTTACCTTACCGAAATCGGTACGGATACCGCGAAAGAGCAGATTTATAACCGCTTCACACTGACGCCGGAAGGGGATGAACCGCTTCCCGGTGCCGTTCACTTCCCGAATAACCCGGATATTTTTGATCTGACCGAAGCGCAGCAGCTGACTGCTGAAGAGCAGGTCGAAAAATGGGTGGATGGCAGGAAAAAAATACTGTGGGACAGCAAAAAGCGACGCAATGAGGCGCTCGACTGCTTCGTTTATGCGCTGGCGGCGCTGCGCATCAGTATTTCCCGCTGGCAGCTGGATCTCAGTGCACTGCTGGCGAGCCTGCAGGAAGAGGATGGTGCAGCAACCAACAAGAAAACACTGGCAGATTACGCCCGTGCCTTATCCGGAGAGGATGAATGACGCGACAGGAAGAACTTGCCGCTGCCCGTGCGGCACTGCATGACCTGATGACAGGAAAACGGGTGGCAACGGTACAGAAAGACGGACGGAGAGTGGAGTTTACGGCCACTTCCGTGTCTGACCTGAAAAAATACATTGCGGAGCTGGAAGTGCAGACCGGCATGACACAGCGACGCAGGGGACCTGCAGGATTTTATGTATGAAAACGCCCACCATTCCCACCCTTCTGGGGCCGGACGGCATGACATCGCTGCGCGAATATGCCGGTTATCACGGCGGTGGCAGCGGATTTGGAGGGCAGTTGCGGTCGTGGAACCCACCGAGTGAAAGTGTGGATGCAGCCCTGTTGCCCAACTTTACCCGTGGCAATGCCCGCGCAGACGATCTGGTACGCAATAACGGCTATGCCGCCAACGCCATCCAGCTGCATCAGGATCATATCGTCGGGTCTTTTTTCCGGCTCAGTCATCGCCCAAGCTGGCGCTATCTGGGCATCGGGGAGGAAGAAGCCCGTGCCTTTTCCCGCGAGGTTGAAGCGGCATGGAAAGAGTTTGCCGAGGATGACTGCTGCTGCATTGACGTTGAGCGAAAACGCACGTTTACCATGATGATTCGGGAAGGTGTGGCCATGCACGCCTTTAACGGTGAACTGTTCGTTCAGGCCACCTGGGATACCAGTTCGTCGCGGCTGTTCCGGACACAGTTCCGGATGGTCAGCCCGAAGCGCATCAGCAACCCGAACAATACCGGTGACAGCCGGAACTGCCGTGCCGGTGTGCAGATTAATGACAGCGGTGCGGCGCTGGGATATTACGTCAGCGAGGACGGCTATCCTGGCTGGATGCCGCAGAAATGGACATGGATACCCCGTGAGTTACCCGGCGGGCGCGCCTCGTTCATTCACGTTTTTGAACCCGTGGAGGACGGGCAGACCCGCGGTGCAAATGTGTTTTACAGCGTAATGGAGCAGATGAAGATGCTCGACACGCTGCAGAACACGCAGCTGCAGAGCGCCATTGTGAAGGCGATTTATGTCTATCATCTCACCGTAGTTGCCCGCATCGTTCGCCAACTCCACTGAAACCCTTGCTGCGTCTGGAATGTCGTTTTCCATGCTTTTGATGACCGTTCATCACCCTTCCAGTTTTTCGCGGTTTTGTGTATTGCAATGTGTATTGCAAATTGGCGATCGGGATGGGTGTGTATTGCAAATCTCTTGAGGGCTTTTAATGGCTATTGAAAACAAACTCAGTGACAAACTGTTAAAGAGTCTTGTCGGAAAACGGCAGGATAAACAAAAAACAATAGCGGATGGGCGCGGGTTGTCTGTGCGTGTAAGCATGGTTGGGGGGATCAGCTTTGTTTTTTACTATCGTCTTGGTGGCAGGGAATCCCCTCCGGTATGGCTTACACTTGGTCGCTATCCTGACATGTCTCTTGCAACGGCCAGGCGCATGCGTGATCAGTGCCGTGAATGGCTGGCTGAAAATCTGGACCCCCGCAGGCAAATAAAACTTGCTGCCGAAAAAACTATGCAACCAGTGACCGTAAGGGATGCGCTGTTTTACTGGTACGACAATCACGCCACAACAGCCAGAAAAGAGCATGAATATTTAATAAAACGATTTGAAAAGCATATCTTTCCCTATATCGGTGATATGGCTATAGAACAGTGCAAATTACACACATGGCTTACCGTCTTTGACAGGATCAAAAAAAATGCGCCTGTTATGTCTGGTGCAATTTTTCTTGATATCAAACAGGCGTTGCGTTTTTGTCGCGTCAGGCAATACATCGCGTGCGATCCCTTTGGAGATATTAACGTAAGTTATGTCGGGCGCTCATCCGGTATAAGGGATCGCGTTCTTAATATCAATGAAACCGCTGATGTATGGTCTTATGCTTACGGTAATAATTTGCTAACTCTGTCATCAATATATAACCGAAGAATAATGGTTATCTGCCTGGTGTTTGGTTGCCGACAGCAGGAGGCGAGGCTATCCACCTGGGACGAATGGGATTTAAAAAACTGGGTATGGACAGTTCCAAAAGAGCACAGCAAAAACAAGGAGGCTATAGTAAGGCCTGTTCCTGACGGAATAAAACAATGGATCGTTAATCTTTACGCAGAAACAAAAAATCGCGGTTATGTTGTCGGTTGTGCTTTGCAAAGGGCGACAATAACAGGGGCTGCAAACAGAATATGCAGGCGTCTTGGTCATGATACTAATGGCTTGTGGTGCATACATGATTTCAGGCGCACATTTTCCACTACGCTTAATGATATGGGGGCGGATCCTTATATTGTCGAACTTCTTTTAGGTCATAAAGTGAAAGGGGTTGCTGGTGTTTACAATAAAAGCAGGCATATAAAGAAAAAACTTGAGGTGCTTAATATGTGGGTTAATTACCTTAATACGATAGCAGGATTTAACAACAACGTTATCGAGCTTAATAAAGAGGTGGTGTGATATGGCAATTTATTCTCTTGTTGATGAAAACGATTTGCGCACAATGAAGGACATTGATCGGTTCATTCGTGAAAAAGAGTGCATAGCACTTACCACGCTGGCAAACTCAACACGCTGGAAAATGGAGCAGGCAGGTAAATTCCCGCGACGTATCAAGATCGGTGAACGTGCTGCAGGGTATCGACTTTCAGAGGTTCAGGCATGGATCCGTGGTGAGTGGCATCCTGGATGGAAACCTGGAAAAACAAAACAGCAATAACCAGTAAATAATGCCCCTCATCACGAGGGGTTTTTTGTCTATAAGGTAAAAACGCGATGAATAAAAATATTGCCGTGACGGGCAAGGGGTACGCTCGTCCAGTGAAAAAATTCTGCGATATTCGTGATCTCGTCGTTCTGCGCTTTGATAGTGTGAACGTTCGTGTGGTGTATCTGAACGGCGATCCGTGGTTTGTTGCAAAAGATGTTTGTGCTGCGCTGGAACTAACCAATTCGCGTACGGCGTTGCAGATGCTTGATGATGATGAAAAGGGAGTAAATTTAACTTACACCCCAGGAGGAAATCAGAATATGAGAATTATCTCTGAGTCAGGTTTCTACAAACTAATAGCCCGCAGCCGCAAAGCAACGACGCCTGGCACATTTGCTCATCGTTTCAGTAACTGGGTATTCAGAAATGTGATACCAGGTATCAGAAAAACGGGGACTTATGGTATCCCGTGGGGTGCATTACAGGATTTTTCCCGCCGTAAAGAGCAATATCAAATAAGTGCCAGCGAGAAGGGGAGGGAGCTACAGGCATGTAAGCGCAAAAAGCGTGAGCTGGAGGAAGAAGAAAAAACGCTGATACGTGAATATCAGCCTGAGTTTTACTTTGGTAACCGCATTCAGTGACAAAACAAAGGCGACCGCAAAAGGGTCGCCAGTGGGAACAAGGGAAAACAAAAGCATCACCAACAATGCCACATTTGCGGCTGGTGGGCAATGTGATCAGTCAGATTTGGTTCGTTCCAAGGTTTGCAACGAGAGCTTTTTCCTGTGCTCTTTAAGGAATTTCTCAAGAGCAAACGAACAAGGTGCGAATCTTTCTGATTCATGTTCATGCGCTATATTTTTGCGTCGTCTCTTACGAGTTGGTGATGGTGTTTTGGTTGATTCTGTGTCGCTCATGGTGCTGTCCTGTAAAGCAATGCGCCTGCGTTCCTCAAACTATGGCGCTGATATTGGCTATTCATGCTCTTTGACCTTGCGTCGCTGGAGTTCTTCACGCGCGACGGTGACGAGTTGCCCGATCTCCTCGGCTGCTTTGATGCCGATTTGTTCGACCTTAGCCAGGGCATCCAGTGACGACACAAGGGGATTTTCTCCGCTGCCTTCTGCTTGGCGGCGGGCTATTTCTCCGCGCATGGCGGTTACGATAAATCCGGCATTGCTTTCACCGTCCAGCTTAACGGATTCCATCCCTTGCATAACATCTAGTGGGACTCTGACAGTTGTCAGTTGTGATTTTGCGTTTTTGTTAGCCGTTGCCATTTCTGAAACTCCTAATCATCGGTGTGTTTCAGTATACACAAAAAAAGAAATACAAAAAGCCTTGACGTGTGTTTCATGCGCTCATAACATGAAACACACCGAAAGGATTGTTGAAATACAAAGAGCAACGCCCCGCAGTGCTGGGAACACATACGGGGCGTCTAACCAACAACGTAAACTAGGAGCCGTTATGGTTGCTGTAAATCATATACCACACCTTGTACACACACAAACGGCCTTTGTGTGGCGTTTTCTGGCACTGAGTGCCGGAGAATCTCAAATCATCCACGTAACCGCCTGGACGGAACGCGAAGCGCGTAGCCGTTGCCCGTCCGGTTGTGTTGCTGTATTCGCTGCAAAAATCCGCCAGGGAGTGAGTCATGCTTAAAACCTTCCGTGTATTTGCCCGAGCTGTTAACCCAATAGGCCACACAATTGGTATCGCTCAGAATGTGAAGGCTGTTAATGTTCAGACGGCTATTGCTGCGGTGAGAAGCGAATCATCAGAATATGGCTTATCACAAGTCATTATTTCAGCAGTGTATGAATTAAAAGAGGTGCATTAATGCAGGAAATTACATTACACGAAGCCGCTGAACGTGCGCACCAGACAGAAATTATTTGCCGCCTTCTTGAGGTATACCCGAACAAAATTACAGATGCTGATATATCCGCACTGGCGAGCCTACTGGCGCGTCTTTCGGGAAGTGTCGCTAGTTTTTTGATTGAGGAAGAAAGTAAGCTGGTGGAGGATTAAATGAATACAGAACGGGAAGTCTTTTTTAAATTGTTAGCATGTGCAGAAAGTTCATTAACTTTAAATAATTCAGCAAAAGCAATATTAAATATGTGGCTTGATTGCATAAATGACAATGAAGATGCAAATATTGCTTATGGCCTGTTGTCACTTATTGATGAATCAGCAGAAAAACTCAATGACGCAATAAATAGTGCCCTGCTATCAAATAAGTCGAGTTAAGTCGAGGAATAAATAATATGGAAATGAAAAATTCTGGCTTTATTGCCAGCGGCCCAGCTCGACCTGAATTTATGAACGGCGATATTTACCGCGATAAATACGGCGGCACGGTAACGATTAAAGGCGTGGCAGAACGGCGCATCACTTACCGCCGTGAGGGGTATAGCTATGACTGCGTGATGCCTGTTTATCAGTTCCGGCGTGATTTTTCCCTGGTATATGCCGCACCCCGCAGTAAGCCCATCAGCAGGGAAAAAGCGTGGGGAAATATCCAGAAAATGAAAACCATGATTAACGGATTCAGAGGTAAAAAATGAAACTGGCACCGAACGTAAAACAGCAGTCACGCGGCATAAAACACAAAGGAACAGAAGTCATTATTTTTGCGGGTAGTGATGCCTGGGCACACGCGAAACAATGGCAGGAACATGATGCGCGTATGGCCGGAGATAATGAGCCTCCTGTGTGGCTTGGGGAGCAGCAGCTATCCGAACTGGATAATCTGCAAATTGTGCCGGAAGGCCGAAAATCAGCACGCATATACAGGGCCGGATATCTTGCGCCTGTAATGATAAAGGCGATTGGTCAGAAGCTGGCGGCAGCAGGCGTACAGGATGCAAATTTTTATCCTGAGGGTATGCACGGCCAGGAGGTGCAGAACTGGCGCGAATATCTGGCCCGTGAACGCCAGAATCTTTCTGATGGTCTGGTCATTGAGCTTCCGGTAAAGCAAAAGGCGCAACTTTCGCAGATGGCGGACAGTGAGCGCGCGCAGTTGCTTGCCGATCGCTTTGATGGCGTTTGCGTACATCCTGAAAGTGAAATCGTTCACGTATGGCGCGGCGGGGTATGGTGTCCGGTCAGCACAATGGAACTTAGCCGCGAAATGGTGGCGATCTATTCAGAGCACAGGGCCACTTTCAGCAAGCGCGTAATCAATAACGCCGTGGAAGCGTTAAAAGTTATTGCCGAACCAATGGGCGAGCCGTCTGGCGATTTGCTGCCGTTCGCCAATGGTGCGCTTGACCTGAAAACGGGGGAATTTTCCCCGCACACGCCGGAGAACTGGATCACCACGCACAACGGCATTGAGTACACGCCACCAGCACCAGGGGAGAACATCCGCGATAACGCGCCAAACTTTCATAAATGGCTTGAGCACGCAGCCGGAAAAGACTCGCGCAAGATGATGCGTATATGTGCCGCGCTGTACATGATTATGGCGAACCGGTACGACTGGCAGATGTTTATTGAGGCCACCGGAGATGGCGGGAGCGGTAAAAGTACATTCACACACATAGCCAGCCTTCTGGCAGGGAAACAGAACACGGTAAGCGCTGAAATGACATCGCTTGATGATGCTGGTGGACGTGCGCAGGTTGTCGGGAGTCGTCTTATCGTCCTGGCTGACCAGCCGAAATATACAGGCGAAGGAACGGGCATCAAGAAAATCACAGGCGGCGACCCCGTGGAAATTAACCCGAAATATGAAAAGCGTTTCACGGCGGTAATCAGGGCGGTGGTGCTGGCGACCAACAACAACCCGATGATATTCACCGAACGGGCCGGAGGTGTGGCACGTCGTCGCGTGATTTTCCGTTTCGACAATATCGTCAGTGAGGCCGAAAAAGACAGGGAGCTACCGGAAAAGATTGCGGCTGAAATCCCCGTTATTATCCGCCGATTGCTGGCGAACTTTACCGACCCTGAGAAGGCACGGGCTTTACTACTGGAACAGCGTGACGGTGATGAAGCACTGGCAATAAAGCAACAGACGGATCCGGTTATTGAGTTTTGCCAGTTCCTGAATTTTCTGGAGGAAGCGCGCGGCCTGATGATGGGTGGCGGTGGTGATTCAGTGAAGTACACGACCAGGAACAGCCTTTACCGCGTCTATCTGGCGTTTATGGCATACGCGGGCAGGAGCAAACCGCTAAACGTGGCTGAGTTCAGCAAGGCCATGAAGCCAGCGGCGAAAGTTTACGGGCATGAATATATTACGCGAAAAGTTAAGGGAGTAACGCAGACCAACGCAATTACAACAGACGATTGCGACGCGTTTTTATAATTTTTTGTAAAAGCCATCTACCCCATCTACCTGAACAAAATAAACGCATATTATTCAACATGATAAGTGGGTATAGGGCTAGGTAGAAGGCTAATAAAAGCTCTCTACCTCTTCTACCTGATTTTATCAGTTTCAGGTAGCAGGGTAGACGGCAGGTAGAGGAGTCAAAAAGCTATCTACCCGCTGAAAGCCGCGCCATTACTGACATGATGAGCATTCGGGTAGATGGGTAGAGGGGGGGAGGCACAACTAAAAACTTTTTAAACGAGGGGGGTGAAAATAAATGCGCATACATAAAAATCACTTAACAAACATGCCAGCCGAAAACATGAATCAGGGGCGACAAATGACCAAAATTCGCAGAGACAGAACACAGGCAAAATATAAAGCGTTAGACATGACAGAGCTTTCCTTAAAGGTGGCAATCAAAGCGATAGACCACCACACACGGGCAGGATACGCGAAGGAACATCCCGACCTGATAAGCGCATTCATGACCACAGCAGCGGCAAACTTTGCCACGCTGACAGAACGGGAGATTGCCGAAGCGGAACAGGTGACAACCATCAATGTTAAAACCGGAGAGCAGACAGCATGACAGCACAGATAGCGGCTTACGGGCGGCTGGTGGCTGACCCGCAGTTAAAGACCACCAGCAAAGGGACACAAATGGCGATGGCGAGTATGGCGGTTCCCCTGCCGTGCAGCCAGGCAGATGACGGAACGGCGACGATGTGGTTATCCGTCCTGGCGTTTGGCAGACAGGCCGACGCACTGGCAAAACACCACAAAGGCGAACTGGTGAGCGTGGCGGGTAACATGCAGGTAAGCCAGTGGACAGGCCAGAACGGCGAAACGCGGCGGGGCTGGCAGGTTATCGCAGACAGCGTAATCAGTGCGCGAACGGCGCGACCGGGCGGCAAAAAAGGCCAGCAGGGGCAGGCCACTGACGCACTGAACAGGGCAAAACAACAGTCGGGGAATGATGATCCGTACGGCGATAATATACCGTTTTAAATTCTGCAAACAAAAAGATGCCGGAAAAAAATATATTTTCCGGCATGCTACATAAATCCCGACCAAAGGAAGTAAATACATTAACACGAATTATCAGCACTGAAGTTGTTACGGCATATTTTATACAACATTGCACTTGGTTGCATGTATTCGCATAGCAGACATCGGTAATAGAATATATTCACAATTATTTGTAATGAATGTAAAGAGGATGAGTATGGTTGATTTATATTCGCCTACACAGCTTGTGCAGGTGGCTAATGCTGAAGATGTGCAAAAAAAATTAAATGCGTTGTTTACCAGTTTGTTTTTCACTCGCTCGGTAATGTTTGAATCGAGAGACATTATTCTTGATACGATCGACGATCCAAATATCCCGATCGCGGCGTTTTGCTCTCCTATGGTGGGCAGTAAAGTTTCACGAGATGAGGGATACGAATCAAAAACAATTCGTCCAGGTTATATGAAGCCGAAAAGCAGCATTGATCCAAATAAGTTAGCTGTGCGCCCTGCTGGTGTGTCACCTGAGCAATACAATGCTTTTGGGGCGCGTAATATTAAAGTTAAACAGGCGATTGTAAATCAGGCTAAAGCTATTCGTGCACGTATTGAATGGCTTGCTGTTCAGGCAATCACAACGGGGAAAAATATCATTGAGGGCGATGGTATTGAACGTTATGAGCTGGACTGGAATATAAAACCACAAAATATCATCACTCAGTCTGGCGGTACTGAGTGGTCAGGTAAGGATAAAGAAACTTTTGATCCAAATGATGATATTGAGAGCTACGCAGAATTTAGTGAGGGCGTCACTAATATCATCATTATGGGTGGTAATGTATGGAAGAAATACCGTTCATTCAGAGCGATAAAAGAGGCTTTGGATACCCGTCGTGGTTCTAATTCCGAACTGGAAACGGCCCTTAAAGACCTTGGTGATTCGGTGAGTTTTAAAGGGTATATGGGCGATGTTGCGATTGTTGTTTACAGCGGGCGTTATACCGACGAGGACGGAACAGAAAAACATTTCCTTGATCCTGATTTGATGGTGCTTGGCAATACGGCTCTTCAGGGGATTGTCGCCTATGGCGGTATTCAGGATCCGGAGCTAATCCGAATGGGGCTGACTAAAGCCGAACTTGCACCGAAAAACTATATTGTGCCTGGTGATCCGGCTATTGAATATGTGCAGACACATTCAGCACCACAGCCAATACCGGCCCGCATCAATCGTTTTGTTACCGTTCGCATTGGCTAAGGGGGAGCAATGGCTACTCATTACACTGAACTCATGGCTGGCACTGAAGCACTGGTGACTACGCTGGGGATATTTTCAGCTAATAAAGGGGTAATTCCTGCATTTACGCCACTGATGCAGGAAGATGCAACAGGTGCACTGGTGGTATGGGATGGTTCGAGCGTAGGTAAAGCGGTTTATGTTTCCGCTGTACAAATCGACACAGCGAAAAAAACACAGGCACAGGTTTATAAGACAGGTGTTTTAAATGTTGATGCTCTGAACTGGCCTGAGTCTGTAAAAGAACTGTCGGCAAAGGTTGCCGCGTTTGTTGGCTCAGGTATTTCTGTTCAGCCGCTGGCTCGTGTGTAAAGGGGGATACAATGCAGAATCATTACAATGACCTTAAGCCAATTGCCGAAATGATGTATCCGGATCCAGCAGTAGAGGAATTAAAGGCTATTGCTGACAAAATGCGTTTAAGTGAACGCCTTGTTGATATGAATCAGGTGATGGAACTTACTACCCTTAGCCGTCGCACATTGCTAAACCTTGAGGCTCGCGGAGAGTTCCCCGAACGCGTACAGGTTACGGAAGGGCGTAAGGCCTGGTATTTAAGTGAAGTGATCGACTGGATAAACAATATTCCTCGATCTTCTGAATATTGCCGCGTACCTGTCCCAAAAAAGCCAGATGCGGCGCTATGCCTCAAGATTGAGCGTGTACGTCGCAATGCACGGGATGGTCGCTATAAGTTGATTGGTTGATGAAATTAGGGCCCGTTCTGGCTGGCGGGTCCTTTCCGGCGATCCGGTAGGCTACGGGGCGGCGACCTCGCGGGTTTTCGCTATTTATGAGCCTTTTTCGGGTGCTGGTGGTGGTTTTGTTGTTCGCTCTATCTCTATGAATAAAAAGGAAAAGATAAAGCCAATACACCAACCTGAAACATTACTTAAGTGGGGATATTGATGAAATCGCACCTGATGAACAAAAAAAACATGGCGCAAAGCTGCCGTGTAAGTGCGACAGCGTTCGACAAGTGGGGAGTGACTCCCGTTGAACGTAAAGGCCGCGAGGCGTTTTATGATGTTGCCAGCGTAATAGACAATCGGGTTAGCAATGCAATTAACCAGATTACAGACGACAAAGGCGAGATTGATGATGATGAACTCCTACGAGTCAGGATCAGATTGCTGACAGCACAGGCAGAGGCGCAGGAGCTTAAAAACGAGCGCGAACGCGGCGACGTTATTGATACAGCGTTTTGTATATACGTGCTTTCAAAATTGGCGAGTCAGATTTCTTCAATCATGGACAGCCTGCCGCTTGCCATGACAAGGAAGTTTCCCGACATGAAGCCGTCTATGCTGGATGGACTGAAAAAAGAAGTTATCAGAGCCTGTAACGCATGCGCAAAACTTGACGAAAACATACCGCTGATGCTGTCCGATTATCTGATGGAAACTGCCGGAAACGTACCGGATAAGTTGCAGCCGAATAAAGATAAGTAACGTAGTACGCTATGACTGAATCCGAAATACTGCGATTAATCCGCCGTGCTTGTGGAATCAGCAAGCAGCATGACGAACAGGCCACGCAGCCGGACAGCGTGACCGCAGATAATTATGTGCGTGTAGTGGCTGAGGTGATGCGCCGTGACGGTATTGAGCTTAACGGCGTGGATATGCGCAACATACGAACAAGAGTCCTTGAGTTGCTGGCATATCGTCGCCGTTCTCAACAACGGAGGGAGAGCGCGAAAAATACTTACCAGTGGAAGAAGCCGGAACGATTGCGGCGGTAACTTGCTGATATTCCCGATAACGCAAAATTGCGCTGGCTGACTTGTTGCATTGCAAAAAGTTAAGCAGGAAGGCACGGCCTGTAAGATGGGATGCAGTAAGTAGTTCAAGGCTACCTTGTGCTGGCACGCACAGTTAAGCCGTCGGTGCTGGATATCCCCCACTGGGGGAAAAGCTGGCTACATCCCTCACATCTGAGGACTGATAACGCGACATTGCGCTGGCTGGCAAAGTGCAAAATTGCACGATGGCCTAACCCATTGATTATTTCGAAAACCTGCAATGCAGGAAATCGGGGAAGTAAGCCTAAGCTATTGATTGTTTCGAAAACCCCCATTGGGGGATGTCGGGAAAGTAAGACTAACCCATTGATTCTTCCACAATCCTCAATTTGAGGAGGCCGGAACGTCTACATAGCTGCATCGCCGTAATGATGATTCAGCCCACCAGCCAAATCAGCACAGCAACGACAGAATAGCCCGACACAGAAAAACCACGAATATGGGGTTTTTGTTATGACATGGTCATGATGACCACTCATACAAAACAGGTAAAGCCCACCAGCCTGATTAAAGGTTAACCGGAAAAAAGCCAGGTATCCAATCTCGATATGGGGATCCCTATATCGACATTAACGCCCACTAAAACTGTGCATATATGCATAGAAAAAGCATCCACCAGCTTTATGACAGATGCCGCTCATCTTATAAATAATCGTGTATTGCAGTGTGTATTGCGACTCCTTTAAACGATAGGTCTGAGCATTCGTAATGTACTGTTTTTAAATTTTATTTTTTCCTGTCTTTTCATAAAGGCGATGTATGCCGCCACCATTGAAAGTGAGCTGGATACGCAGTCAGCGATGGATTTTATTCTGGGCGCGAACAGTCAGGAGCAGCGGGAAAGGCTGACGGGCTGGATTGGTGAAATTGCCGCGTATTACGCCGCAGCACCGGTCCGTCTGGGAGGCGCAAAAGTGCCGCACCTGATGCCGGGGGACTCACTGAACCTGCAGACGGCTCAGGACACGGATAACGGCTACTCCGTGTTTGAGCAGTCACTGTTGCGGTATATCGCTGCCGGGCTGGGTGTCTCGTATGAGCAGCTTTCCCGGAATTACGCCCAGATGAGCTACTCCACGGCACGGGCCAGTGCGAACGAGTCGTGGGCGTACTTTATGGGGCGGCGAAAATTCGTCGCATCCCGTCAGGCGAGCCAGATGTTTCTGTGCTGGCTGGAAGAGGCCATCGCCCGCCGCGTGGTGACGTTACCTTCAAAAGCGCGCTTCAGTTTTCAGGAAGCCCGTAGTGCCTGGGGGAACTGCGACTGGATAGGCTCCGGTCGTATGGCCATCGATGGTCTGAAAGAAGTTCAGGAAGCGGTGATGCTGATAGAAGCCGGGCTGAGTACCTACGAAAAAGAGTGTGCAAAACGCGGCGATGACTATCAGGAAATTTTTGCCCAGCAGGTCCGTGAAACGATGGAGCGTCGTGCAGCCGGTCTTAAACCACCCGCCTGGGCGGCTGCGGCATTTGAATCCGGGCTGCGACAATCAACAGAGGAGGAGAAGAGTGACAGCAGAGCTGCGTAATCTCCCGCATATTGCCAGCATGGCCTTTAATGAGCCGCTGATGCTTGAACCCGCCTATGCGCGGGTTTTCTTTTGTGCGCTTGCAGGCCAGCTTGGGATCAGCCGCCTGACGGATGCGGTGTCCGGCGACAGCCTGACTGCCCAGGAGGCACTCGCGACGCTGGCATTATCCGGTGATGATGACGGACCACGACAGGCCCGCAGTTATCAGGTCATGAACGGCATCGCCGTGCTGCCGGTGTCCGGCACGCTGGTCAGCCGGACGCGGGCGCTGCAGCCGTACTCGGGGATGACCGGTTACAACGGCATTATCGCCCGTCTGCAACAGGCTGCCAGCGACCCGATGGTGGACGGCATTCTGCTCGATATGGACACGCCAGGCGGAATGGTGGCGGGGGCATTTGACTGCGCTGACATCATCGCCCGTGTGCGTGACATAAAGCCGGTATGGGCGCTGGCCAACGACATGAACTGCAGTGCAGGTCAGTTGCTTGCCAGCGCCGCCTCCCGACGTCTGGTCACGCAGACCGCCCGGACAGGCTCCATCGGCGTCATGATGGCTCACAGTAATTACGGTGCTGCGCTGGAGAAACAGGGCGTGGAAATCACGCTGATTTACAGCGGCAGCCATAAGGTGGATGGCAACCCTTACAGCCATCTACCGGATGATGTCCGGGAAACACTGCAGTCCCGGATGGATGCAACCCGCCGGATGTTTGCACAGAAGGTGTCGGCATATACCGGCCTGTCCGTGCAGGCTGTGCTGGATACCGAGGCTGCAGTGTACAGCGGTCAGGAGGCCATTGATGCCGGACTGGCTGATGAACTTGTTAACAGTACCGATGCGATCACCGTCATGCGTGATGCACTGGATGCACGTAAATCCCGTCTCTCAGGAGGGCGAATGACCAAAGAGACTCAATCAACAACTGTTTCAGCCACTGCTTCGCAGGCTGACGTTACTGGCGTGGTGCAAGCGACGGAGGGCGAGAACGCCAGCGCGGCGCAGCCGGACGTGAACGCGCAGATCACCGCAGCGGTTGCGGCAGAAAACAGTCGCATTATGGGGATCCTCAACTGTGAGGAGGCTCACGGACGCGAAGAACAGGCACGCGTGCTGGCCGAAACCCCCGGTATGACCGTGGAAACGGCCCGCCGCATTCTGGCAGCTGCACCACAGAGTGCACAGGCGCGCAGTGACACTGCGCTGGATCGTCTGATGCAGGGGGCACCGGCACCGCTGGCTGCAGGTAACCCGGCATCTGATGCCGTTAACGATTTGCTGAACACACCAGTGTAAGGGATGTTTATGACGAGCAAAGAAACCTTTACCCATTACCAGCCGCTGGGCAACAGTGACCCGGCACATACGGCAACCGCGCCCGGCGGATTGAGTGCGAAAGCGCCTGCAATGACCCCGCTGATGCTGGACACCTCCACCCGTAAGCTGGTTGTGTGGGATGGCACCACCGACGGTGCTGCCGTTGGCATTCTGGCGGTTGCTGCTGAACAGACCAGCACCACGCTGACGTTCTACAAGTCCGGCACGTTCCGTTATGAGGATGTGCTCTGGCCGGAGGCTGCCAGCGACGAGACGAAAAAACGGACCGCGTTTGCCGGAACGGCAATCAGCATCGTTTAACCTTACCCTTCATCACTAAAGGCCGCCTGTGCGGCTTTTTTTACGGGATTTTTTTATGTCGATGTACACAACCGCCCAGCTGCTGGCGGCAAATGAGCAGAAATTTAAGTTTGATCCGCTGTTTCTGCGTCTCTTTTTCCGTGAGAGCTATCCCTTCACCACGGAGAAAGTCTATCTCTCACAAATTCCGGGACTGGTAAACATGGCGCTGTACGTTTCGCCGATTGTTTCCGGTGAGGTTATCCGCTCCCGTGGCGGCTCCACCTCTGAATTTACACCGGGATATGTCAAGCCGAAGCATGAGGTGAATCCGCAGATGACCCTGCGTCGCCTGCCGGATGAAGATCCACAGAATCTGGCGGACCCGGCTTACCGCCGCCGTCGCATCATCCTGCAGAACATGCGAGACGAAGAGCTGGCCATTGCTCAGGTCGAAGAGATGCAGGCCGTTTCTGCCGTGCTTAAGGGCAAATATACCATGACCGGTGAAGCCTTCGATCCGGTTGAAGTGGATATGGGCCGCAGTGTGGCGAACAACATCACACAGTCCGGTGGTACGGAGTGGAGCAAGCGTGACAAGTCCACGTATGACCCGACCGACGATATCGAAGCCTATGCGCTGAACGCCAGCGGCGTGGTGAATATCATCGTGTTTGATCCGAAAGGCTGGGCGCTGTTCCGTTCCTTCAAAGCCGTCAAGGAGAAGCTGGATACCCGTCGCGGCTCTCATTCCGAGCTGGAGACAGCGGTAAAAGACCTGGGCGAAGCGGTGTCCTATAAGGGGATGTATGGCGATACGGCGATCGTCGTGTATTCCGGACAGTACGTGGAAAACGACGTCAAAAAGAACTTCCTGCCGGACAACACGATGGTGCTGGGGAACACTCAGGCACGCGGTCTGCGCACCTATGGCTGCATTCAGGATGCGGACGCACAGCGCGAAGGTATTAACGCCTCTGCCCGCTACCCGAAAAACTGGGTGACCACCGGCGATCCGGCGCGTGAGTTCACCATGATTCAGTCAGCACCGCTGATGCTGCTGGCTGATCCTGATGCGTTCGTGTCCGTACAACTGGCGTAATCATGGCCCTTCGGGGCCATTGTTTCTCTGTGGAGGAGTCCATGACGAAAGATGAACTGATTGTCCGTCTCCGCTCGCTGGGTGAACAACTGAACCGTGATATCAGCCTGACGGGGACGAAAGAAGAACTGGCGCTCCGTGTGGCAGAGCTGGAAGAAGAGCTTGATGACACGGGCGACACTGCCGATCAGGATACCCCTCTCAGCCCGGAAAATGTGCTGACCGGACATGAAAATGAGGTTGTATCAGCGCAGCCGGATACCGTGACTGATACGGCTGATCTGGTCACGGTTGTGGCACTGGTGACGCTGCATACTGATGCACTTCACGCCACGCGGGATGAGGCTGTGGCATTTGTGCTGCCGGGAACGGCGTTCCGTGTCTCTGCCGGTGTGGCAGCTGAAATGACAGAGCGCGGCCTGGCCAGAATGCAATAACGGGAGGCGCTGTGGCTGATTTCGATAACCTGTTCGATGCTGCCATTGCCTGCGCCGATGAAACGATACGCGGGTACATGGGAACGTCAGCCACCATGACATCCGGTGAGCAGTCCGGTGCTGTGATACGTGGTGTTTTTGATGACCCTGAAAATATCAGCTATGCCGGACAGGGCGTGCGCGTTGAAGGCTCCAGCCCGTCCCTGTTTGTCCGGACTGATGATGTGCGGCAGCTGCGGCGCGGCGACACGCTGACCATCGGTGAGGAAAACTTCTGGATAGACCGGATTTCGCCGGATGATGGCGGAAGCTGTCATCTCTGGCTTGGGCGGGGCGTACCGCCTGCCGTTAACCGTCGCCGCTGAAAGGGGGATGTATGGCCATAAAAGGTCTTGAGCAGGCCGTTGAAAACCTCAGCCGTATCAGCAGAACGGCGGTGCCCGGTGCCGCCGCAATGGCCATTAACCGCGTTGCTTCATCCGCGATATCGCAGTCGGTGGCACAGGTTGCCCGTGAGACAAAGGTACGCCGGAAACTGGTAAAGGAAAGGGCCAGGCTGAAAAGGGCCACGATCAAAAATCCGCAGGCCAGAATCAGGGTTAACCGGGGGGATTTGCCCGTAATCAAGCTGGGTAACGCGCGGGTTGTCCTTTCCCGCCGCAGACGTCGTAAAAAGGGGCAGCGTTCATCCCTGAAAGGTGGCGGCAGCGTGCTTGTGGTGGGAAACCGTCGTATTCCCGGCGCGTTTATTCAGCAACTGAAAAATGGCCGGTGGCATGTCATGCAGCGTGTGGCCGGGAAAAACCGTTACCCCATTGATGTGGTGAAAATCCCGATGGCGGTGCCGCTTACCACGGCGTTTAAACAGAATATTGAACGGATACGGCGTGAACGTCTTCCGAAAGAGCTGGGCTATGCGCTGCAGCATCAACTGAGAATGGTAATAAAGCGATGAAACATACTGAACTCCGTGCAGCCGTACTGGATGCACTGGAGAAGCATGACACCGGGGCGACGCTTTTTGATGGTCGCCCCGCTGTTTTTGATGAGGCGGATTTTCCGGCAATTGCCGTTTATCTCACCGGCGCTGAATACACGGGCGAAGAGCTGGACAGCGATACCTGGCAGGCGGAGCTGCATATCGAAGTTTTCCTGCCTGCTCAGGTGCCGGATTCAGAGCTGGATTCGTGGATGGAGTCCCGGATTTATCCGGTGATGAGCGATATCCCGGCACTGTCAGATTTGATCACCAGTATGGTGGCCAGCGGCTATGACTACCGGCGCGACGATGATGCGGGCCTGTGGAGTTCAGCCGATCTGACTTATGTCATTACCTATGAAATGTGAGGACGCTATGCCTGTACCAAATCCTACAATGCCGGTGAAAGGTGCCGGGACCACCCTGTGGGTTTATAAGGGGAGCGGTGACCCTTATGCGAATCCGCTTTCAGACGTTGACTGGTCGCGTCTGGCAAAAGTTAAAGACCTGACGCCCGGCGAACTGACCGCTGAGTCCTATGACGACAGCTATCTCGATGATGAAGATGCAGACTGGACTGCGACCGGGCAGGGGCAGAAATCTGCCGGAGATACCAGCTTCACGCTGGCGTGGATGCCCGGAGAGCAGGGGCAGCAGGCGCTGCTGGCGTGGTTTAATGAAGGCGATACCCGTGCCTATAAAATCCGCTTCCCGAACGGCACGGTCGATGTGTTCCGTGGCTGGGTCAGCAGTATCGGTAAGGCGGTGACGGCGAAGGAAGTGATCACCCGCACGGTGAAAGTCACCAATGTGGGACGTCCGTCGATGGCAGAAGATCGCAGCACGGTAACAGCGGCAACCGGCATGACCGTGACGCCTGCCAGCACCTCGGTGGTGAAAGGGCAGAGCACCACGCTGACCGTGGCCTTCCAGCCGGAGGGCGTAACCGACAAGAGCTTCCGTGCGGTGTCTGCGGATAAAACAAAAGCCACCGTGTCGGTCAGTGGTATGACCATCACCGTGAAAGGTGTTGCTGCAGGCAAGGTCAACATTCCGGTCGTATCCGGTAATGGTGAACTTGCTGCGGTTGCAGAAATCACCGTCACCGCCAGTTAATCCGGGGAGTCAGAGATGTTCCTGAAAACCGAATCATTTGAACATAACGGTGTGACCGTCACGCTTTCTGAACTGTCAGCCCTGCAGCGTATTGAGCATCTCGCCCTGATGAAACGGCAGGCAGAACAGGCGGAGTCAGACAGCAACCGGAAGTTTACTGTGGAAGACGCCATCAGAACCGGCGCGTTTCTGGTGGCGATGTCCCTGTGGCATAACCATCCGAAGAAGACAAAGCTGCCTTCCATGAATGAAGCCGTTAAACAGATTGAGCAGGAAGTGCTTACCACCTGGCCCACGGAGGCAATTTCTCATGCTGAAAACGTGGTGTACCGGCTGTCCGGTATGTATGAGTTTGTGGTGAATGATGCTCCTGAACAGACAGAGGACGCCGGGCCTGCAGAGCCTGTTTCTGCGGGAAAGTGTTCGATGGTGAGCTGAGTTTTGCCCTAAAACTGGCGCGAGAGATGGGGCGACCCGACTGGCGTGCCATGCTTGCCGGGATGTCATCCACGGAGTATGCCGACTGGCACCGCTTTTACAGTACCCATTATTTTCATGATGTTCTGCTGGATATGCACTTTTCCGGGCTGACGTACACCGTGCTCAGCCTGTTTTTCAGCGATCCGGATATGCATCCGCTGGATTTCAGTCTGCTGAACCGGCGTGAGGCTGACGAAGAGCCTGAAGATGATGTGCTGATGCAGAAAGCGGCAGGGCTTGCCGGAGGCGTCCGCTTTGGCCCGGACGGGAATGAAGTTATCCCCGCTTCCCCGGATGTGGCGGACATGACGGAGGATGACGTAATGCTGATGACAGTATCAGAAGGGATCGCAGGAGGAGTCCGGTATGGCTGAACCGGTAGGCGATCTGGTCGTTGATTTAAGTCTGGATGCGGCCAGATTTGACGAGCAGATGGCCAGAGTCAGGCGTCATTTTTCCGGTACGGAAACTGATGCGAAAAAAACAGCGGCAGTCGTTGAACAGTCGCTGAGCCGACAGGCGCTGGCTGCACAGAAAGCGGGGATTTCCGTCGGGCAGTATAAAGCCGCCATGCGTATGCTGCCTGCACAGTTCACCGACGTGGCCACGCAGCTTGCAGGCGGGCAAAGCCCGTGGCTGATCCTGCTGCAACAGGGGGGTCAGGTTAAGGACTCCTTCGGCGGGATGATCCCCATGTTCAGGGGGCTTGCCGGTGCGATCACCCTGCCGATGGTGGGGGCCACCTCGCTGGCGGTGGCGACCGGTGCGCTGGCGTATGCCTGGTATCAGGGCAACTCAACCCTGTCCGATTTCAACAAAACGCTGGTCCTTTCCGGCAATCAGGCGGGACTGACGGCAGATCGTATGCTGGTCCTGTCCAGAGCCGGGCAGGCGGCAGGGCTGACGTTTAACCAGACCAGCGAGTCACTGACGGCGCTGGTGAATGCCGGTGTGCGTGGTGGTGAGCAGTTTGAGGCGATCAGCCAGAGTGTGGCGCGTTTCTCCTCTGCATCCGGCGTGGAGGTGGACAAGGTCGCTGAAGCCTTCGGGAAGCTGACCACAGACCCGACGTCGGGACTGACAGCGATGGCACGTCAGTTCCATAACGTGACGGCGGAGCAGATTGCGTATGTTGCTCAGTTGCAGCGTTCCGGAGATGAAGCCGGGGCATTGCAGGCGGCGAACGAGGCCGCAACGAAAGGGTTTGATGACCAGACCCGCCGCCTGAAAGAGAACATGGGCACGCTGGAGACCTGGGCAGACAGGACAGCACGGGCATTCAAATCCATGTGGGATTCGGTGCTGGATATTGGTCGCCCGGACACTGCCCAGGGAATGCTGGAGAAAGCAGAAAAGGCTTTTGATGAGGCGGACAAAAAATGGCAGTGGTATCAGAGCCGGAGCCACCGGCGCGGTAAAACCTCAGCATTTCTTGCCAATCTCCGGGGAGCATGGGAGGACAGAGCGAATGCGCAACTTGGGCTTTCAGCCGCCACGTTGCAGGCCGATCTTGAAAAGGCCAGAGAGATGGCAGCAAAGGACTGGGCCGAGTCTGAGGCATCACGGCTGAAATATACCGAAGAGGCGCAGAAGGCTTACGAACGGCTGCAGACGCCGCTGGAGAAATATACCGCCCGTCAGGAAGAACTGAACAAGGCACTGAAAGACGGGAAAATCCTGCAGGCGGATTACAACACGCTGATGGCGGCGGCGAAAAAGGATTATGAAGCGACGCTGAAAAAGCCGAAACAGTCCGGCGTGAAGGTGTCTGCGGGCGATCGTCAGGAAGACAGTGCTCATGCTGCCCTGCTGACGCTTCAGGCTGAACTCCGGACGCTGGAGAAGCATGCCGGAGCAAATGAGAAAATCAGCCAGCAGCGCCGGGATTTGTGGAAGGCGGAGAGCCAGTTCGCGGTACTGGAGGAGGCGGCGCAACGTCGCCAGCTGTCTGCACAGGAGAAATCCCTGCTGGCGCATAAAGATGAGACGCTGGAGTACAAACGCCAGCTGGCTGCACTTGGCGACAAGGTTACGTATCAGGAGCGCCTGAACGCGCTGGCGCAGCAGGCGGATAAATTCGCACAGCAGCAACGGGCAAAACGGGCCGCCATTGATGCGAAAAGCCGGGGGCTGACTGACCGGCAGGCAGAACGGGAAGCCACGGAACAGCGCCTGAAGGAACAGTATGGCGATAATCCGCTGGCGCTGAATAACGTCATGTCAGAGCAGAAAAAGACCTGGGCGGCTGAAGACCAGCTTCGCGGGAGCTGGATGGCAGGCCTGAAGTCCGGCTGGAGTGAGTGGGAAGAGAGCGCCACGGACAGTATGTCGCAGGTAAAAAGTGCAGCCACGCAGACCTTTGATGGTATTGCACAGAATATGGCGGCGATGCTGACCGGCAGTGAGCAGAACTGGCGCAGCTTCACCCGTTCCGTGCTGTCCATGATGACAGAAATTCTGCTTAAGCAGGCAATGGTGGGGATTGTCGGGAGTATCGGCAGCGCCATTGGCGGGGCTGTTGGTGGCGGCGCATCCGCGTCAGGCGGTACAGCCATTCAGGCCGCTGCGGCGAAATTCCATTTTGCAACCGGAGGATTTACGGGAACCGGCGGCAAATATGAGCCAGCGGGGATTGTTCACCGTGGTGAATTTGTCTTCACGAAGGAGGCAACCAGCCGGATTGGCGTGGGGAATCTTTACCGGCTGATGCGCGGCTATGCCACCGGCGGTTATGTCGGTACACCGGGCAGCATGGCAGACAGCCGGTCGCAGGCGTCCGGGACGTTTGAGCAGAATAACCATGTGGTGATTAACAACGACGGCACGAACGGGCAGATAGGTCCGGCTGCTCTGAAGGCGGTGTATGACATGGCCCGCAAGGGTGCCCGTGATGAAATTCAGACACAGATGCGTGATGGTGGCCTGTTCTCCGGAGGTGGACGATGAAGACCTTCCGCTGGAAAGTGAAACCCGGTATGGATGTGGCTTCGGTCCCTTCTGTAAGAAAGGTGCGCTTTGGTGATGGCTATTCTCAGCGAGCGCCTGCCGGGCTGAATGCCAACCTGAAAACGTACAGCGTGACGCTTTCTGTCCCCCGTGAGGAGGCCACGGTACTGGAGTCGTTTCTGGAAGAGCACGGGGGCTGGAAATCCTTTCTGTGGACGCCGCCTTATGAGTGGCGGCAGATAAAGGTGACCTGCGCAAAATGGTCGTCGCGGGTCAGTATGTTGCGTGTTGAGTTCAGCGCAGAGTTTGAACAGGTGGTGAACTGATGCAGGATATCCGGCAGGAAACACTGAATGAATGCACCCGTGCGGAGCAGTCGGCCAGCGTGGTGCTCTGGGAAATCGATCTGACAGAGGTCGGTGGAGAACGTTATTTTTTCTGTAATGAGCAGAACGAAAAAGGTGAGCCGGTCACCTGGCAGGGGCGACAGTATCAGCCGTATCCCATTCAGGGGAGTGGTTTTGAACTGAATGGCAAAGGCACCAGTACGCGCCCCACACTGACGGTTTCTAACCTGTACGGTATGGTCACCGGGATGGCGGAAGATCTGCAGAGTCTGGTCGGTGGAACGGTGGTCCGGCGTAAGGTTTACGCCCGTTTTCTGGATGCGGTGAACTTCGTCAACGGAAACAGTGGCGCCGATCCGGAGCAGGAGGTGATCAGCCGCTGGCGCATTGAGCAGTGCAGCGAACTGAGCGCGGTGAGTGCCTCTTTTGTACTGTCCACGCCGACGGAAACGGACGGTGCTGTTTTTCCGGGACGTATCATGCTGGCCAACACCTGCACCTGGACCTATCGCGGTGATGAGTGCGGTTATCACGGTCCGGCAGTCGCGGATGAATATGACCAGCCAACGTCCGATATCACGAAGGATAAATGCAGCAAATGCCTGAGCGGTTGTAAGTTCCGCAATAACGTCGGCAACTTTGGCGGCTTCCTTTCCATTAACAAACTTTCGCAGTAAATCCCATGACACAGACAGAATCAGCGATTCTGGCGCACGCCCGGCGATGTGCGCCAGCGGAGTCGTGCGGCTTCGTGGTAAGCACGCCGGAGGGGGAAAGATATTTCCCCTGCGTGAATATCTCCGGTGAGCCGGAGGCGTATTTCCGTATGTCGCCGGAAGACTGGCTGCAGGCAGAAATGCAGGGTGAGATTGTGGCGCTGGTCCACAGCCACCCCGGTGGTCTGCCCTGGCTGAGTGAGGCCGACCGGCGGCTGCAGGTGCAGAGTGATTTGCCGTGGTGGCTGGTCTGCCGGGGGACGATTCATAAGTTCCGCTGTGTGCCGCATCTCACCGGGCGGCGTTTTGAGCACGGTGTGACGGACTGTTACACACTGTTCCGGGATGCTTATCATCTGGCGGGGATTGAGATGCCGGACTTTCATCGTGAGGATGACTGGTGGCGTAACGGCCAGAATCTCTATCTGGATAATCTGGAGGCGACGGGGCTGTATCAGGTGCCGTTGTCAGCGGCACAGCCGGGCGATGTGCTGCTGTGCTGTTTTGGTTCATCGGTGCCGAATCACGCCGCAATTTACTGCGGCGACGGCGAGCTGCTGCACCATATTCCTGAACAACTGAGCAAACGAGAGAGGTACACCGACAAATGGCAGCGACGCACACACTCCCTCTGGCGTCACCGGGCATGGCGCGCATCTGCCTTTACGGGGATTTACAACGATTTGGTCGCCGCATCGACCTTCGTGTGAAAACGGGGGCTGAAGCCATCCGGGCACTGGCCACACAGCTCCCGGCGTTTCGTCAGAAACTGAGCGACGGCTGGTATCAGGTACGGATTGCCGGGCGGGACGTCAGCACGTCCGGGTTGACGGCGCAGTTACATGAGACTCTGCCTGATGGCGCTGTGATTCATATTGTTCCCAGAGTCGCCGGGGCCAAGTCAGGTGGCGTATTCCAGATTGTCCTGGGAGCAGCCGCCATTGCCGGATCATTCTTTACTGCCGGAGCCACCCTTGCAGCATGGGGGGCAGCCATTGGGGCCGGTGGTATGACCGGCATCCTGTTTTCTCTCGGTGCCAGTATGGTGCTCGGTGGTGTGGCGCAGATGCTGGCACCGAAAGCCAGGACGCCCACGGCAGCCAGTACAGATAACGGCAAACAGAACACGTATTTCTCGTCACTGGATAACATGGTTGCCCAGGGCAATGTTCTGCCTGTTCTGTACGGGGAAATGCGCGTGGGATCACGTGTGGTTTCTCAGGAGATCAGCACGGCAGACGAAGGGGATGGTGGTCAGGTTGTGGTGATTGGTCGCTGATGCAAAACATTTTATGTGAAACCGCCTGCGGGCGGTTTTGTCGTTTATGGAGCGTGACGAATGGGTAAAGGCAGCAGTAAGGGGCATACCCCGCGCGAAGCAAAGGACAACCTGAAGTCCACGCAGTTGCTGAGTGTGATCGATGCCATCAGCGAAGGGCCGATTGAAGGTCCGGTGGATGGATTAAAAAGCGTGCTGCTGAACAGTACACCGGTGCTGGACAGTGAGAGGAATACTAACATCTCCGGTGTCACGGTGGTGTTCCGGGCAGGTGAGCAGGAACAGACACCGCCGGAGGGATTTGAATCCTCCGGCTCCGAGACGGTACTGGGTACGGAAGTGAAATACGACACGCCGATCACCCGGACCATCACGTCGGCAAACATTGACCGTCTGCGCTTTACCTTCGGTGTGCAGGCACTGGTGGAAACCACCTCAAAGGGGGACAGGAATCCGTCGGAAGTTCGCCTGCTGGTTCAGATACAACGTAACGGTGGCTGGGTGACGGAAAAAGACATCACCATTAAGGGCAAAACCACCTCGCAGTATCTGGCCTCGGTGGTGGTGGATAACCTGCCGCCGCGCCCGTTTAATATCCGGATGCGCAGGATGACGCCGGACAGCACCACAGACCAGCTGCAGAACAAAACGCTCTGGTCGTCATACACCGAAATCATCGATGTGAAACAGTGCTACCCGAACACGGCACTGGTCGGCGTACAGGTGGATTCGGAGCAGTTCGGCAGCCAGCAGGTGAGCCGTAATTATCATCTGCGCGGGCGTATTCTGCAGGTGCCGTCGAACTATAACCCGCAGACTCGGCAATACAGCGGTATCTGGGACGGAACGTTTAAGCCAGCATACAGCAATAACATGGCCTGGTGTCTGTGGGATATGCTGACCCATCCACGCTACGGCATGGGGAAACGTCTTGGTGCGGCGGATGTGGACAAATGGGCGCTGTATGTCATCGGCCAGTGTTGCGACCAGTCGGTGCCGGACGGTTTTGGCGGCACGGAGCCGCGCATCACCTGTAATGCCTGGCTGACCACACAGCGTAAGGCGTGGGATGTTCTCAGTGATTTCTGCTCGGCGATGCGCTGTATGCCGGTATGGAACGGGCAGACGCTGACGTT